GGGTCTAGCATCTTTTTCTTACTGTCAACTAGCATTGTGCATCCTTAAAAATTGCAGCGGAATACACATTGCCCATTCCAGCCGCAAGGCTCAAAATCAAACCGCCCTTTTCTGCTGGGGCTGGCTTGCTAAGAAAAACCTTGTCTTCGTCTGTACGGTTGGCAATTGCTGGCACAAAACCGTTTTTGATATTATCCAACAACAATACGGTTTCAAGCAATCCGCTTGCACCCATAGTGTGTCCAATTCTTTGTTTAAACGATGTTGCCACAAAATCGTTCAAAATGCTAGTAAGTGCGTGTTTTTCTGCAAGATTATTTGACTTCGTTCCAGTGCCATGAGTCTTAACCGTTCGCACTTGAGAACTTTGAACTTGGGACATATACAACGCACCTTGAATGGCTCGTTTAAATCCTTGCCCGTCTTCCCTTTGACCAATAGCGTTGGTTGAGTCTTCGCCTGATGTATACGCCCCCATCAGTCTGGCTTTAGGCTGGAACCCAGTCAATTTCATGCTTTGCTCGGTTTCAAAGACGGCAAAGACAGCGCCTTGACCTACGTGGAACCCATAGTTCTTCTCGTCAAAGGCTGATGGCAATATGCCAGCATCATCATCTTTGGCTGTTAACACGGCTTTTGAATCACCAAAGAAGTTCAAGACTGCGTTGGTAACTGCATCTTCCACGCCCAGCACAATGACTCGCTCCATGCCATACAACTTAACTAGGTTGTAGACATCCATCATCACTTTGAGGCTAGACGCACAGGCTGACGCATCGGTCACTACGTGGTCTGTAACGCCACACGAACTGGCTACCCGCCCTGCGTACACTTGAGTTAACGCCATAGGCAAAAACTTATAGGTGTAAGTTAGTCGGGTTTTCCCTAGGTCTACAGGTTCTATCCCTGCAAAATGAGAATTTCCAGAAGCAAGAATAAAAGCAGTCCTACAAGGATTTTCCCGTAGTTTGCGGAGTAGTTCTCCATCCAAAACTTTTTCAGCCAGACGATGAGGCGCATAAATCATCCCCGTATCTTTGCCCTTATAGGTCTCTGGAAACCAGTGAACCCTTTGAGGAAAGTGCTTTAACTCGTCAATTAGTTCATGTGTTTCGGTGCATGCCGTGCGGGTCTCGGTAAGGTAAATCACCAATCCACCCCTTTGATGGCTTCTTCAGCGGAGCCAGAAGGTTCTTTGGTCTTGTGTAGTTGGATGAAGTCCCAGCACTCCCTAGCCGATTTAAACGTCATCTCCTTGCCAATCTCATCGGGGATGCCGTAGATGTCGCAAAAATAGATGCACATCATCATGCCGTCCATGCTATCCAGACCAGTATCTTGTAGGTTATCGTCTAGCGTTTCAATGGGGACGTAAGTGTGGTGGGCTGGCTTTACCACCCGTGCCACCTTGTTAAAAAGTTCAATAAAGTCCATGTTTATCCTTATAGTGATGACACGAACGTTAGTGTACCAATCATCATCCAATTTTCCAATTGGTTCCATCCGAATAGACGGGAACTTTATTGGCTCCTCCTCCTGCAACCGTAGAGGCAAAAGTTGTTACTGTGGCATCAGTTACAAATGCCCTGTATCCCACACCAGAAGCGCTGGCGCTTGGAAGAGTGCTGACCGTGTAAACTAAGTTGGTTGGAAGTTCATTAATCAGTGCAGATAGGACACTGTTTTCTTGATTAAAGTACAGGCGCAATACGTTAGTTAGTTGGTTTAAATATAACTTGCTAAATTGCTCTTGCGGTAGTGGTAAGTTAGGGGTGGCAGGTGCTTGAATGTTCACGTGTTGCCCCTTCTGCCGTCAGGACGGATGTCAATACGAGGAGCGCCTAGTTGCCATTGGTCGCCAAGGTTATTGTTTTCAACCTTAAACGCCATCTGTCTTCCACGCACCCGAACATAAATTGTTCCTGTAAATTCTTCCACGTTTACAACAGAGGTTCTAGTAACTGTGGCATATGCGCTACCGCCTTCAGATAGAGGGTCGTTGTAACCAGAGCCTGAGTTTTGCAATGGATACAGGGTCATAGTCACATTAGGGTTACTACTACTAGACCCACGGAATGTTATGTCAGGGAGTATCCTCCAGACAAATCCAAAGTTGTGACCATCATCAATGTCAAATTGTGAAGATACGATGTAGGAGTCAATTGCGCTGACGGGGACGGCTGTTCCGTCATCAACACCATACTCATGGAACACAATGTTATCGGCATAGGTTGCCGCCAAAGGATAGTTACGCAAACCAGTATCCAGCCATGCAGTACGTCCAAGGTAGCCGTAATACCAAATCTGCTCCAAGTAGTTGTAAACCACGTAGGTGTCAATTACCATGCTATCTGCGGAGCAATAGAAGAACCACACCTCGTTAAAGCCTTCATTTGTGCTGGCAAAGAATTGAGAGGCTTGAGAAAGATTGATGTTGCCGTAAACAAATTGTCGTAAGTCGCAACTTAGAGTGCTAACGCTACCATCATATTTATAGAACTTGTCTCGTCCCATCCAGTACACAATGCTTGATGCCAATGCGGTAGCGTTTTGTCCCACAAGGGAAATGTTATCTCCCAGCAATTGAGAACCCCAGACCGCTGGCGCTCCCAAATATTGAAGGGAATAGACAGTTGAATCAGTCCAAACCAAAATTTCTTGACGAACCTGCATGGCAGTTACAATGTAAGAGCCATGAGAAAGGCGCAGACTACCAGCCTGATTGGTTGCATCTGGAGTCCAATTAGAAACGGATTCTTGGTCTGACCAGCGAATCAGCATGGGGTCTTGGACAGCGGAGCCATAGTCGTTACATCCAAATGCAAACACAAAACGTGATGCATCTGAAATGGCTACGTAGTTTTGAATGGTTGGCACATCTGAAGCGCCATAGATGGTGGCAATATTAAAGCCAGCAGTTGTAACGCCATTTGTTGCTACCCAATAGTAAATGCCTCCACCACGTGGAGCAAACACAAGGTTTTCGCCAAAGTTAGATTGAGACCAAACTCTTAAGTCTTGAGCAACTGCCGTTCCAACTCCCCATGTACCAGAACCCCATGTACCAGCGCCCCATCCAGTTAAAGGCACGGCAACTTCAGGTCCAGTATTAATCTGATACTGAGCCGTTACCGTTCCACCTTGGGATGACGCATTTTGTGAGGCTTGTGTAGCAGCATTAATAGTGTAGGTATTGGCATCAACAACGCTAACAATTTGATACCAGCCAGTTATGGTTACTCCATAAAACGTACTGGTAGAAGTAAAGTCTACAAAGTCATTGGTAATAGCACCATGAGCGGCATCTGTAACGGTGATTAGTGTTGAATTAAGGTAGCACTGAAAAGGGTTGGTCAACCTTTCTGTGTATTTGTACAAAGAAACTGCTACCGTTCCGCCACCAGTGGTGGAAGATGTTGCCGCTGTAGCCACAGTAATTTGAAAAGTATTTGTGCCTATCCTTGTTACGGTGAACTGTTTATTGAAATCTGCGGCAGGAATTCCGCCAACGGCAACGGTACATCCAGAGATGTTGACCACATCTCCAGTAGAAAGGTTTGACCCCGCCCAAGTAACTGTTACCGTTTTAAGAGTGTTAAATACTTCAAAAGGATTGGATAGGCTTGTTGATGAAGCGGCATAACGCAAAGGCGTGATGTCATAGTAAACGCCACCGTTCTCAATGTAGTATTTGAGGTTTGTACCTACAGCAAGGGCGTTTAAACTTCCTAAAGTAATCCAGTTCCACAGCGCTCTGCATACGCCAAGGAATGTATTGGTTGATATTTGAAACCAGCCACCAATTTTCTCAGGTGTACCTTGACGAAAACGAATCTTGTCGCATTCGTACCAGCCGCCCTCAGTTGTATAACGGGTGTTTTCCCGATTTACTCCTGATTTGAATATTATTTTCTTGAGTGGCATGATTAAGCGTAAGGTCTAGTCCCAGATTTATCAATTATCAACGCTTGTCTGCGTGGTGAGCCACTGGGCTGATTTGGAATAGACACGTGTGTCCAGCGGTCAAATTCCCTGATAACTTGGTCATACCCTATGCCTGACGCAATAATGGCTTTGACAACCTCGTCAGGAGTCATGGATGGCACTCGTATATCTGCGGCGCAGCCCACTCGGTGCTGGCTGGTGTCTTTGCTACCCACGGCATCGTTGACTGCTTTAGACCTAAACGCCGAGTTAACCATGACGGGCTTTCCCCCAAGCACCGTTTTAACCTCCTCCAAGAAACTAGCAAGACGGTTTAAATTGTCTCTTTCCGCATCGTTAGGGGTGTTGTCTAACTCCCTGTGGTCTGTATGCGTTAACTCTTCGAGGGTAAAGTGTTCTGAAAGGTTCATTTTTTACCTTTCTGCATATCTATAATTTTTTCTAGCGTTCTACCGCCAAAGTAAAACGACATAATTAACATTCCCCATTGTCCCAGTAATTCAACATAGTTGTTGTTTACCTCAACATCCCACGCACTCATCATGGCAAAAGTTGTATAGGTAACTAGGATAAACACTAAAGTCATGGGACGAATGTTCTTGGACAACCAAGAGTCGCTACTCATGTCTGCTTTGAGGCGTTCAGTCAACTCATGGGACTCAGCAACATCGGCATTGAGTTTTGCCAACTCGCCATTTTGTTGCATCTCAAGCAGTTTAAGTTTTGCTTGCTCTGCCTGTGCAGGGTCAGGAAAAACTTTGTCTAAGATTTTTCCACCAATGTCTAAAAGTGCGCCTATAGGTATCATTTCTTGGCTCCAATCTTTGTTTCAATGATTGCAATGTCCATCCGATTAACGTGGATGTCGTCACGGTTCTTTTGGATTTCTTTTTCCAAATCTTGGCGTAACTTCTCACGGGCTAATTCAGCGCCAGTATTGGTTGCCTGTTTGTTGTCAGATGTCACCACAAGGCTAATTTTGCTGTTCAGAATAGTGACTTCATGCGCCAAATTAGACAAAGCATTCATCAGGTAAACAACGCAAGAAAACAAAAGCGGGAGAAGGGCAAATGTAATCTTTTCAATCAGTTGACTTTTTGCCTCCATTGACTGTATTTTCTCCTCGCTCATTTTGATTCCTTTAGTTCAATAGCGGCTTGCGCCGCCATGAGTAGAGTGAATGGCTCAATGGCTTACGCCACTGGATTTGCTGGAGTCTCAGCCACTGGCTCCACAGGAGTCTCAACTGCTGGCTCTATTGGAGTCTCAACTACCGCTTCAGGCTCCACAACGGTTTCAGCAACTGGTGCAGACTCCACAACAGCCTCTACGGGCGCTTCAACCACAGGTTCAGGGATAGGACGCAAATTGCCTTTCTCCCACGCTGTAGTCTCTTGGTTCCATGTGTAGAAGTATTCGTCCACAGGCATAGGAATCGGGGGTGTCCACAGCCATGTAGCAGTATCTAGCACCCAGTTGTCAAAGGGTTTGGGCGCAATGAAGACATCGTTCACATCGTCATAAGCGTAGCCAATCCCAGCGTAATTGCCACGCAATGGACGACCTTGTGGGTGTTGGTTGCCGTGGGTGTTGTAAGAAGTTTGGACGAAATTGGCGGGGTCACCAAGCGCACCAGTCAAAATAAAGTCTTCTTCAGCGACTATAACTTGCACTACAACACCGTTTTCTATCTTTGCAAAGTGGCTCATTGCGCTTCTCCTTTAAATTCAAATGTGTGATTTTTGTGGGTTTTTCGGATATTTCTTGCACACGCATAGACGTGCGCCCGATTAAATCCAGCATCGGCAATTTCTTTTGCTCCAGCCAAAGTCATTGTATTGCCGTTGTCAATATTTTTGGCAATGATGATGTGCTTCAAGACATGGGATTTCTCGCCAAGCCTGCCAAACATTGCATTCTTATCACCGCTTGTTTGAGGTTTTTTGCGACCACGCAATTTGTCGGCAACAAGTTTGGCTATTTCTGGGTTTCTAGTTGGACATCTTTCGCTTCTGCGCTTGCATTCTTCTTCTGTATGCTTAAAACCAACTGTGCCATCGCCACCCAAAGTCAAGTTGTAGCCATTCGGTGACTTAGTATTTAGTTGTTTAATCAAAGCAGTTTCTAGCAGGCAGGCATCTTTCCAAGAATAGGCATCCGCTATGTGCGCAAACTCAAAGTTGTCTACGCCATGCTTCTTTATGGAATTATGAAGAGCCGCACACCAACCATCAGCCTTTCTGTGGTCGCTCCACCGCTTATCCAGTTTTCTGGATATACCAACGTACTGCTTGCCATTGGTCTTGTTGGTAATGGTGTATGCGGCTACTGTCATACATCACCTCGCATTACTGAACTTAAATGGGTTTTCGGCGAAGGCGGCGTAAATGTATGTGCCACCAGAGGCATTCCATCCACCATCAGTTTGTCTTTGTTTAAATCCGTTTGATAAATAATCTATATTTTTACCAGTTTCTTCAGCAATAGAATTGTTGGGCTGAAGAGATAAATTTGTAACATTGTATGTATCTCGTGTTGAATCCAATATAGACCACACATTAGCACTATCTGTTCTTTTAAACATAATAAACCTTGGTCTAAATCCTAAATATTGGAAAGGCCCATCCGTGCTTCCATTGCCTGTGTATGAGCCAAATGCTGAATAGCCGGGCACTGCTGCCCAAGCATAAATTACAAAAGTTCTACCATTTCCGTTGGCATTTGTTTCTGTACCTAATGTAATAACACTGCTTGAGGGCGCGGTGCTGTTAAAAACACCAGTGGCTCCAGTACTAATAGCGGCAGTAGTATTTAATCCTTCTAAAACAGAAGACCAAGTTCCATTTCCAGCGGCGGCGATATTACTACCACCAACAAACCAATTGGTTACATTGCTACGGCATTTAATGATAACAAAATTAGGTGCGGCCCCTAAGCCATGACCAATAGTTGCGCCAGCAGTTCCATTGCCCGTATAAGTCACCACGCTAAACCCTGCCGCTGTGTTAGCCGACACTTGTGATGTGATAGACCCTGCGGTATTGGTTACTGCGGGAGTTCCACCTGCTTTCCATTGCCAGCCAACGTAAGTGCGCCCAGAAGCGTTGCTATCTCCACCGCCACCCGAACCATCTAAATTAAATCCAGTTGAGGTAATTCCCGCAAATCCGTTTCCAGTAGAACTTTCGGCGTTGGTATTGTTTGTTACAAGTCGTGCAATTCCACCACGAACAGAGTCAAAGACATTATGAAAATCCGCATTACTTCTAGATTTGTTCCAAACCAAATCAGGCTGAAAGCCAACGCCATTTACTGCGTTGTTGATACTTTGTGTGGTTTGCGTACCAGTCCACAGCGTAGCCGCAAAAGCAGTGCTGCCATTAGGGATTGCATATGTTGTTGGCATAGTTGCTCCTTATAGGTTATATGTGTTGAGTGCTAC